CTGCTGAAGAAACTGCTAATAAGCCAGAAGAAAAAACCCCTGTTCCAGATAGGAGAGCTATTCAATGGCAAAAAAGAAACTCATGGTTTGGTGGTAATGATCAAAGTTCAAAGATTATGACACAGGCTGCTATGGTAATACATAAAGAGTTGATAGAAGAAGGAGTTTATCCTGACGCTGACCCTGATGAATACTATAGCGAATTAGATGCTAGAATAAGAACTGAGTTTCCTGAAAAATTTAAAGCAGAGAAGTCAGCGAAAAAAGTACAGGTAGTTGCGGGAGGAACGCGTACTTCCCCAAGTGGCAAACAAAAAGTCACATTGACTAAATCAGAAGTAGAGACTGCTAATAAATTAGGAGTATCTTTACAAGAATACGCGAAACAAAAAATGCGCAGAGATCAAGCTGCGGGATAAGGAGTAGATGAATGACACAGGCTACTAAGACAACTCGAAAGACGCGAGCATCGGGTACTCGCAAGAAAACATGGGCACCACCAAGTCGATTGGAAACTCCAAAAGCTCCTGATGGTGTACATTATAGATGGGTTCGAAATGAACTATTAGGTGAGGATCACTCAGGTAATGTTCACGAAAGAAGCCGTCAAGGATACGAACCAGTCAAACCAGAAGAGCTTGGCGTTGGCTGGAAAGCGGATGTTTTAGACACAGGTAAACATGCGGGAACTGTTAGATCAGGTGATTTGATTCTGATGAAGGTTGACCAAGAAATTGCAGACCAAAGAAACGAATACTTTGCTAACAAGACCAAAGCTGCAGAGGGAGCGGTCAACTCTGAGTTGCAGAAAAACAATAGCGCTGTTGCACCTATAAGCCAAGACGAACAGTCCTCAGTCTCAGTAGGCGGAGGAAAAGAAGCAAAGTTCGAGGATTAATTTATTTGCCTCTAGCTTTGCATAATAACAACAAACGGAGGTAAACATGGCAGGTTTTGGATTAAGTCCAGTTAAACATGCGAAAGGTGGAATTGTTAGAACTAACAATTTTGCTGGTCAAAACGGTTACAGAATCGCTGCTACTGCCCCGACTGCATTCTTCGAAGGTGATCTCGTGACTCTAAGCTCAGGTAATATCGTAACAGATATGGGAGCTGCAAGTCCAGGCGCAGTCGTAGGTGTTTTCTGGGGTGCAGAATACCAAGACAACTCAACTGGTGAAGTTAAGTTTGTCAGAAGTATTCCTAATGGCACTGTAGCCAAAGAGAAGTACAAATGTTATGTATATGATGACCCTGATGTAGTCTTTAAGATTCAAGCGGATCAGGCATCATCTGCAATAGCAGCTAGTAATGTAGGTAATAATGTACAGATCGTTGCATCACCAACAGGTAGTGCAATCACACATAAATCAGGTCTTGTTGCTGATTCATCAACAGTCGCTACAGGAAACGCAGGTTTCCCACTACAAGTATTAGGTAGCGCTGAAACAGATGACAGTTACACATCTGCAGGAACCACTATGGACATTTTGGTGAAAATTAATACTCATCAGTTTGGCAATGGTGGCACTGGCGTAGCAGGTATATAGGAGGATAAACTATGGCTATAACTAGAGCACAAATCCTCAAAGAACTTGAGCCAGGTCTTAATGCGATTTTTGGTACTGAATATAACAGATACGAAAATGAGCATGCCGTCTTGTTCGATGAGGAAACATCAAACAGAGCATTTGAAGAAGAAGTACTCTTCCCAGGCTTTGGTAATGCAGGTGAGAAATTCGAAGGTGCACCAGTATCTTACGCTGAAACAGGCGAAGGATTTGTATCACGATACACTCACAAGACAGTTGCATTAGCATTCTCATTAACTGAGGAAGCTATGGAAGATAACTTATATGATAAGTTGTCAACCAGACTAACCAAAGCTTTAGCAAGAGCAATGGCTTCTGCAAAGCAATTAACAGCATCTAACGTTTATAACAACGCTTTTAGCACAGACTTTAAAGGCGGTGATGGTCAACCATTAGTATCTAATGCACACCCATTACAAAACGGTAGTACTGGTTCCAACAGACCAGCAACCTTTGCTGACTTATCCGAGACATCTTTAGAAACAGCGTTAATTGATATCGCTGGATTTACAGATGACAAAGGAATACCAGCAGCAATTACTGGTAGAACATTGCACATTCCAAGACAGTTAGTATTTGTCGCTGAGAGGATAATGAAATCCCCTAACAGAGTAGGTACTTCTGACAACGATATTAATGCATTAAATAGCACAGGTATGTTACCTGGTGGTTACTTTATTAACCACAGGTTTAATGATACCGATGCTTTCTTTATTAGAACTGATTGTCCTAACGGAACAAAGATGTTCAATAGAGCTGCATTAACAACTAAAATGGAAGGTGACTTTGAAACAGGTAACGTAAGATACAAAGCTAGAGAGAGATACTCATTTGGTTTCTCTGACTGGAGAAGTGTCTACGGTAACCAAGGAGCCTAATAAACTTATAGGTAGGGGGCTTAGTGCCCCCTTCCACTAATAACATTGACTAGCGAAAGCTAGATTACGAAAGGATAAACAATGGCAAAAACTACATTTCAAGGAGTCGTCAGATCAACTGGCGGAGCAGGCAAAGGAAAGGCAGCACCTGGTGTTGTCGTAATGTCTGAAGTAATTTCATTTAACCCAGTAGGTGGAACTGCAACTGCAGTAAGAATTGGTACATCATCATCATCTGGAGAAACTTTTGTTTTACCAGGAGAGGCTGTTCCAATTAACTTTTTAAGTCTCGGTGGAGCAACAGGTGGTACTAACCCAACTGTTGATATAGGAACTGCAGATGATCCAGATGGATTCTTCAACGAAGTTGATGCAGATACTAAAGGTACACTAGCTAGCGCTAGCGGTGCATTAGTACAAGGTTCTGGAACATCAGGTGGTCCTGTTACTGTAACAGCTAACCAAGGATCTTCTGCTGCTACTGGTGGAACTGTGACTGGTGTATTTACCTATACAATTGCTGATAACGGTAAAGACTCAGAATAAAATTAAATATTAACTCGGTGGTGGGGTGTAATGACCCCACCCTTAAAAAGGAGGAAATAACATGGCTTTAGTAACCTACTTAGATGGTTCTAGAAAATTATTAAATCAATATGTGATAGCTGCAGGAACTGCTGCTAGTGCACAAAGTTTAAGTATAGACGTATCAAGTCTTGCTAAAAATAACGGTAAAGCGTGCACACACGTATCACTAAACAAAGTATATTTTAATGTTCAAGTAACCGATAATGCAGATGCTGTAGAGATGCAGTGGGATGCGGATACTCAAAGACCATTCATCGTTTTAAACGGATATGATGATTATGATTTTAGCTCTGTAGGTGGTATATCACCAACAGATGCTGATAAAGCTGCCAGTGGTTATACTGGTGATGTTACAATTGTAAATCCAGCAAGAACAGCTGGAGATACTATATTCGTTAAAATGGAGTGGATCAAACATTACGCTAACTAATGGCAACATCTGGCACACATACGTTCAATCTAGACGTTGCTGAAATTATCCAAGAAGCCTACGAAAGAGTAGGCTTCGATGTTAAGTCGGGATATGATTTAGTTACAGCGAGACGATCTTTAAATTTATTATTAACTAAATGGGTTAATGAAGGTGTAAATTTATTTACACTAGATCTAACTACTCTAACTCTAACAAAAGATACAGCCACTGTAAACTTAGCAGCTAATCAATATCTAGATATTATTGATGCTACTACAAGAGATACAAATGCATCTCCTGTAACTGACACAGAATGTGAAAGAATTAGTTTATCAGAGTATCTTAACTATCCAAATAAAACAACCAGTGGTAAACCTGTACAATTTGCTGTCGAAAGAAATAGTCAATTTGATAGCTCAGGCACAGCTAATCATAAAATTTATTTATTCCCTGTTCCAGATCAAACTTATTATCAACTACATTGTTGGACTATTAGGTATCCTGAAGATATAACAGATACTTATACACAAAATCCAGATATACCTAGAAGATATCTGCCTGCTTTAATTAGTGGGCTAGCTTTTGAATTAGCAAATAAAAATCCAGATAAAGTGGATGCTACAAGAAGAGCAGAACTAAAAGGTATATACAATGAAGAATGGCAGTTTGCAAGAGAAGAGGATAGAGAAAGAGCAAGTTTTTATATACAACCTAAGATTCGCGGGTACTAAGAGCGATGGCTAAAAGAGCTTCAGGTAAATATGCATATCTGATAGATGATCGTTCAGGCAGGAAGATACGATACAAAGATGCGCGAACAGAGTGGAATGGGCTTCGAGTTCACAAAAAAGATTGGGAGCCCAAACACCCACAACTAACTCCGCCAAAGTTAGGACCAGAAGCAACTTCACTATACAACCCTAGACCAGATGCTGATGTAGATTTAACTACAGTAAAGCTTGGTTCTTTATTTGGTAGAGGCACACCTAATACAGTAGCATCAGTTGGTAAGATTATTATCAATGTATCAGAGCTAGCAGAGAGTCCAAGTTTACTACGTGTTTCATTTATTTTACCAATACTTGCTACAGGTGTAACAGCTAGTGGTGTAGGATTATCTTCTGCTATAGGTTCTGTAAATGTAAGCACAGCAGAGAATGCAGATTCTCAACTATTACAAGCAGCATTTACAATACCAAATATAAGTGTTCTTGAAGAAGCAGATGGTTTAGCTCTATCTTCAGCATTTACAAGTCCAACACCTAGTGCTAGTTCTAGTTTAATATTAACAGGACAATCTTCTGCTTCGGCTCATGGGGGCACGGGATTAGCATTTAATCTTACAGAACTTCCTGTAGGACAACAGCTGTCAACTGGTATAGGATCACTAACATTCCAAACCAGTTCCCAGTTAGCTATAACAAGTCCAGCAAATACTACTGGAATTGGTACTATAAATATTAGTGCAGAAGAAGACGTAGGTGGGTTGTCTTTAACATCAGCTCATGGTACAATATCAATTAGCATTGATAGCTCAGGTTGGGGTATCCAAACTTGGGGTCAGAATGTTTGGGGTACATAATTATGGGTTTAACATTTAATCAATTAAAACAAGGTATTCAGGATTTCTTAGAAAATTCTGCAGCTTCTTTTACTACTGCTACGGGTTCTGGTAAGGCACCTATTGAAGTATGTATAGAATTAGCAGAACTTAGAATTGCCAAAGAAGTAGATCTTACAGCTTTCAGAAAAATAAATACTTTTAGTCTTACACAGAATGTATCTACAAAAGCAGTGCCTGAAGACATGGTAGTGCCCAGATATCTACGTATTCAAAACGGAGATTTTTTACTAGAAAAAGACGAAACATTTATAAAAGAGTTTAATAAGAATCCTTCTACTACAGGAACGGTTCGATTCTATGCTTTAAATCAAACTGGTACTACTTACACCAGTAGTAACAGACAAACAAATTTCTTATTTGGACCAACTCCATCCCTTGCAACAACGATAGAAATAGGGTATACTATGAGAGTTCCAGGATTATCATCAAGTAATCAAAACACTTATCTTGGTGATAGAGCCCCAGATGCTATTCTGTATGGGTCATTAATAGAAGCAGTAGCTTTTATGAAAGAGATCCCACAACAGATAGAAATGTGGAATGGCTATTACAGTCGTGCATTACAAACATTAGCAAATGAGGAACAAATAAGAATGCGAAATGATGAGTTTCGTAACGGTGAACTAAAAACAATGACGAGAGGACAATAAGCATGGCTATTACATCAGCAATTGCTAATAGCTTTAAACAGGAAATCTTAGTAGGCACTCACAACTTCACAGCAAGTTCTGGGCACACTTTTAAGTTAGCCCTTATTAAAGCGAACGCATCGCAATCTGGTACATACAATGCTAGCACAACAAACTACTCAGATGTTACAGGAAACAGTGATGAACTTCCAAATGGTAGTGGTTATACTACAGGAGGAAATACTTTGACAAGTGTTACTCCAGTATTAGATAGTAACACAGCTGTTTGTGATTTTGCAAACACATCGTTTTCAAGTGCTACATTTACTACAAGGGGTTGCATAATTTACAATACATCAGCATCTAATAAAGCCGTAATGGTATTAGATTTTGGTGCAGACTTTTCGGTTTCTAATGGTACATTTACTATTGAGTTTCCAACAGCAAACGCTAGTAACGCAATTATAAGGATTAGTTAATGGCTTCTACTTGGAGTGCTGGTGGATTAAACGTACGTTTAATGACCACAGGTGAAAATGATGGAACCTGGGGTGATCAAACTAATGACAACTTAAAACGTTTAGAAGATAAAATAACAGGTTTTGCAACTGTTAGTTTATCAGGAACTTCACACACTCTAACATTTACAAGTAACCCTACATCTTATGCAACAGAAGACGGAAGAAACTTTGTCCTTAACTTCACTGGTTCACCAGGGGGCACTTGTACAGTAACTATACCAGCGCGTGAAAACGTATACTTGGTACAAAACAATACTGCTAACAGTTTAATTTTTACTGTAGGTAGTGGCACAACATTTACTGTTCCTGCAGCAAGAGATGCATTTATATCTTGTGATGGTTCAGGTGTATTTAATGCACTAGCTGATTTACAGGTAACAACTGTAAATGGTGTAGATGTTGGTAATGCAGCAACGAAAGGATTCGCTATAGCTTTAGCTGTGGCATTGTAAGGAGGAATAGATGGCACAAGATTTTGAAAGAGCTGTAGCATCTGAGTCTAGTGGTGACGTAGCCATAGGAACAGCGGCTAGAACTATCATTACTTCAAACTCTGATGATGCTATTATAGGAATTAGATTAGCTAATATTCTAAATGCTACTATTAAAGCTGATGTTTTTATAACATCTTCAGCTAGTGGCGGTTCAGCTGATTCTTATATAGTTAAGAATGTACCCATACCAGCGGGTGGTTCTATAGAGTTAATTGATGGAGGCGCAAAGATTGTGCTTCAAAGTGGTGATGTTTTAAAAGCAAAAGCAGACACAGCAAACAGTTTAAACGTGTGGGTATCTTTTATAGATAGCATAAGCACATAGGAGTAACATGGCTTATATTGGTAATCCAGTAACAAAAGATTTTACAAGCAGCACATCTGTTCAAACTATATCAGGTGATGGTTCTTCTGCGTATGCATTATCAGCAAGTGTAGCTGTGCCAGAGGATATTGCAGTTCTTCGTAATAGTGTGCGTCAAAAACCTACGACTGACTATACAGTAGCAGGCAGTCAAATAACTTTTACAACAGCTTTAGCGGGTACCGATACTTGTTTTGTTATATTTTTAAATAGTGTTGTTGGTACAAATACACCAGGCAACGATTCAATAACAGCACCTATGATGACATCATTCAATGGTGTCTATGAAAACCTACAAACAATAACATCAACTGTAGCAGTAGCTGCAAGTGATAACGCATTCTTGGCAGGACCTGTAACCTTTACAGGAACAGTCACAGTGGAGGGCAATCTTACAGTCGTATGAGCACACTCGAAGTAAATAGCATTCAACCTTTATCATCAGGAACTACAGTAACATTAGGAGCTAGTGGTAAAACATTTAATATACCTTCTGGTTGCACAATAACTAATAGTGGAACAGCGACTGGGTTTGGAAAAGTTTTACAAGTTTTAACCAATGAATTTACAACTACGGGAGGAACCACATCATCATCAAGTTTTATAGAGGTTGGTCCTCAACTTCAAATAACACCTACTGCATCTAATACTAAGATGCTTGTTTCTGTACAAGGTGGTTCAGCTTTTACAGCTACTGATAAAAATATTATGTGGACAATTTTTAGAGACATATCAGGTGGGGCTTCAACAAATTTAGGTGGTTCAG